CAGCACTAATAGAAGAAATATCAGGATCATTACCTTCTCGGTACATAATCTTGTTAGTTGTTCTTTTTGGTAGTTGCATATCATGGAATCCAGCTTTTCCTAGTGCTGAGAGATTGATTATTGAAGTTGGAGTGCCCCCTGCTACTTGAGTGGTTGTTGTAGGGATAGCTCCCCAAGCCATCCCAAAACGGAATTTCTCAAGAGTATCTTTAATTGATGAACGTGCCATTAAATTCTCCTAAAATTATAACACTTATTAAAAACTTAATAATATTAAGTAGTTGGAATCGGGTACTCAAGATCAATTGAAACGAAGCGTACTGCTTTGTTAGGTCGTACTTGAACTCTAACTTTCAACAAACCTTTATCCAAATCATCTTGAGTTGGAGTTACACTAATAACTTTAAACTGTGAACTTTCAGGAAGTCCTGCGGGAAACAAGTGGATATTAGTTCTAAGGAAAGAAGCAATAGCATTTTGAACCTGAAGTTGAGTAGTAGGTGAGAAGTTTTCCCAGATGAAAGAACGTAGTCCAGGCTCAAGAGAAGCCTTAATGAACTGAAGAGTTCTCATAACCTGAATCAATTGCTCATCAGCAGTAAATACTGGAGAAGTACCTGAATCAGCAGTATAACCACCAAAGATAACATTACCAGCACCAGGGAAAGAAGTAATACGATTAATAAAGTTCAATCGTAGAGGCTCTCCATCCTTACGTTCTGACAAGGCTAGCTGAAGGCTAGAGATGCCGCTAATACCAGCATATCGAATACCTGCAGGAGCATGACTATGAGCGCCAATTTGGTTATTTGCATCAATACGAGCAATAATACCAGCAGCATGTCCAACTGGATCTACTTGTACCAAATCACCAGGAGAAGCTGCAGAAGAAAGATCTACAACATTCAAGTGATTAAAATACCAACTAGCAGTTCTAGAAGGATTATTGATAACAGTTTCTTTATACTCAACAGCAGAAGAGATTTCTACAAAAACATCATCTGTAGCAGACCATGTAGTAGTAGGATCAGTTGCAATAGTGATAGTGTCAGTACCGTCATCTACAGCAGTAATTACAGCTTTGAAACTATTAGCAGTATCTCTAACTACCATACCAGGGGTAACAGCAGAAAGATCAGCAGTACCACCAGCAACTACATCTTCAACAGTCAATACGTAAGGACCTGCTCCAGCTACTGAGATAAACTTAGTAGTAGTTACGGCTGTATTAGCATTAGCTTTTGCAATCTCATTAGGGATAGCAAGAAGAGAGAAACTGGTTGAAAGAGTAGCACCAAATTCAGCACGTACGGTTTCAGTGTAATCAATCAAAGCTGGTTGAACTAGGTAAGCTTGAGCCAAAGGAAGTCCTGGTACTGTTACCATTCCCAAGTCATCAATATTATCTAGAGCACGAAGGCCTGTACCCAAAGAAGCAGAACCAATATAATCAGCTGCTGTTGGAGAAGTACCTACGTTTACGATCCAAGCTGTTCTGCCTGTACCAGCGTTATCAAAAAAGCCTTTAACTGCGTAGTAAGCTTCTCCAGCTTCATCAGCAGCACCGAAAGAAGTCTCAAACTCATCCATGTCTGTTACTGCAGTAGCAGAGTTAAGTGGAGCGCCTGCTTCACTTGTACTTAGAATAAAGGCAGCCGAGGAAGTCCCAGCGCCAGGAACTTGAACGATTCCTAGAGGTACATCAAATACCTGAACTCGTTCTGGCCCTATATTAGTATTAATTGCCATTAATTATCTCCCTAAGGAATATCATTTGTAAATAAAACACCATTTAAATCTTCTAAAGGAGTTGACACCTTTCCAACAGAACTATTAAATTCTTTTGGTATACCTAATCGATCAACCCATAGTTGAACCCAGAAGGTAAATTCATGTACCCAGTATTGAGCACTTTCTACGTCTTTTGTTAAATGATCAACAAAATGAAACATGTAGAGTTCGTGCTGTGCATTACTGACTATCTTTGAACATGTATCAACTGTAAATGTGTCAGGGACTATCTTATCTAATATGATAGTATCTGAACCTGAAAAGGCTACTATAGTTGCTTCGAATGGTTCTGCAAAACCGCCTTCAGCTGATTTAGTAGGATTAAAATCATCAATAATAAATACTTTATCATTAACTTTATAATCAGTTATATCTGCTACTACTACAGAAGTACTTCCTCCGGTAGTTACGCTAGATGTTAATAGTTGTTCTGCGCTATCTGATGACCTGACAATTGTAGAAAGAGCTGTTCTTGGAGGGTTAAACTCTTCCCACATTCTCGTTAATATCTCTGTGTGGCTTTTCTTCTCTTTTGAATCTATTCTTACTCTATAAAAAGCATCAAGTGGTATAGGAGCGTTAATGTTCTTATTACCGCCGTCAGCCTTATGTAGCCCTGAGGCTGTTAATACAGGCTTAGAGGGGTCTAGTAGCAATATGCATATGTTGCCACCCTCTGCAGTAAGAACGTCCCCTAAGCGCTGTATAGAGCTTCCTGAGGCTATATCTGGAGTTGTTACTCCATCTAACTCTATAGTTAGTCCATCAATACTTAAAATATTAAATGTATTTGAACTATTATCAGTAAATTGATCACCTACTTTAATAGTTCCTATTTCTACTGATTCTAAGAAAGTTAATTTTCTTGTTAGTATATCAAATGTACTAATTGGTAAACTAGATAATAGAGTATTAGATAATGTAATAGTACTAGGACTTCCAACAGTTACAGAAGAAATAGTATAATTACCTATGTTATCTCCATCTAATATTCTTACTACATGTCCTGGTAGTACTTTTCTAATTTTAAATGTGGATAGAGTTAGATCATTACCATCAGTAGGTATTTGAGCTACCTGCATAGGTATTACTTGCTCATAGGCTCTATCGTTAGTAATGGGAGTGTCAGACTCTTCTGCTGGACATATTATATTATTACCGTAATAAGAGACTTCTCTATTTGAGAATCTATCTTCTCTAGTACTCATTAATCTAACGAATACATGAGGGTATTGAATGTGTCCTGTATCTGCTGAAGAATCATAAAAAGAAGGTTCTACGTGATTCTGTAGAACTTCTCCTGTAAGGGGGTCAAAAGACTCTTGTAAGATAGTTTTAGTTAATGTTCTATCTTGTTGGTGAGTTATTCTTCTAATTTCACGAAAAAGAGCTTCTTCTATATTATTAAAAACTTCTACAGTCATTTTTCAATTCTCTTTATAAATTCAGCTATTTTCTTCTCTATTGCTCTAATTATATTTTGTGTTTCTGTTATCTTTAAGAATGATATTTGTCTTGTTGCTTCTGTTATAAAATCCTTGTCTTCTTTTAGACCAGAGGAAAAATCACTTGTAATTATTTTATATATAGTTGACTTATTTCTTATATCTTTTTGTACTTTTATATTCCTAATAAGATCAAATACTCTATATGTTTTATATAATTCTCCAGACTCATCAGTTGGAAAAGAGTCTAAAGAAGTATCAAATCCTAACCTAGCGCTCTCCTTAGCTACAGCAGCAGTTCTTCTCTTAGCTGCAGCTATATCTGCATTCTTTACATCTTCCACTATTGCATTAAGGTGAGTAAAACTTGAGTTATTTGGTATTTGATCTAGAAATCTTTGTTTTAAGGTCCAAGTAGAAGTACCTGACACTGAAGCATCTTTATTAAATCTCTCTTGAGGAGAAAAACCTCCGAAAGGAGCTTCGTTATCAGTTCCTGTATATTTGGAGCATTTTATCTTGAGATCTTCACTCGGAACAAAACCATTATTCTTATAATAATCATACCCTCCTAATTTATTAGGTAGAGCAAATACAGCATTAGCAAAAAACTCTCTTGCTTTCATGTACTGCACTTCTAGATCATCAATAAGAGAATGGGATATTTCTAAAGACATTCTAGAATCTCGAATATTATTCTGGTTTTTAGAACCAAATATAATACCATCTTCAAGTTCTGAGAAACTCTTTTTAGGAGTTAAATCTTTTAAATTAGTTAGTTTCTTTATAATATCTAAATCTGTAGTTTTTGCTTGTATTTCCTTTAGGCGCTCATCGGCAGGTTTTATAGTAGTTTTTTGAGTTTCTACAAATATCTCTTTTAAATCACTTTTTAGTATAGTTACTACTTTTTCTAATGATTTATCTATAGAACCATCAATTACTTTACTCTTAAAAGAATCAACCTCTTTAGAGAAAAGATCATTAAAATCTAATAATTGAGAAGGGTTTAAAGACATTTAACTGTATTATCCTCTCCCATATGGAACTCCAACTCCGATGCTCTCCCTCTTCTCTTGTGCTAGGATGGCTTCCCACTCTCTTCGCCAATAAGCTAGATTAGTATCAGAGACACTACTATTATCTTCTCCTCTAGAAGCTAACATAATAGTATAAATAGTATGATAGACTGTAAATAGTCTATAATTTTCACTCATAGATCTAGATTTAAATAGATTTAATTCTTCTCTTAATTTTTGAGTAGAATTCTTTAAATGATACTCAATAAGAGAGTTTCTTTTATTTAGATCTTTTGAATATACTTCTGGTAAATAAGAATCAATATTAAATTTAGTCTGTCTAATATCATCTACAGTAGCATAATAAGAAGGTTTAATACTTAACTGTCCTGGAGTTGCAGTAATAGTAAAGAATTCATCTCCGAAATTATATTCTATACCACCTAATGTCATATTATATGAAATTATATATTCATCAGAGGGGTAAGTTTCGGCAGGTATATCCCAATGAAACTCATACTCATATTGTTGGCCGGCTACTAAAGAACCTGTAATAGTAGTAATAACAAAAGGAGCAGATGGAGAACCATTACTCAGAAACTTAGGCTGAATAATAGAAGCTGTTGGGAATGTTGCTATATCAGCTACTACAGGAGCTTCTTCACTGAAGAATATACTTTTAAAAGTAGCGGTTGTACCTTTAAGAAATCTATAGCCATCATTAGGCTCTACTCTTGTTCCAGCTGTAGGAGAAACTGCCATTAAATTATTCCTAGTAGTTTTGATATTAGGCCTAAAGTAGTTAAAATAGCTCCAACTACTAAAGTATATTTTTTCAAACTTTTAGTTATTTTAGCATCTACTAATTTAGAACTTTCAAATTCCATTACAATTGGATGTATTTGTGCTTGAAACAGATCTAGACGTTTACTATTTGTATTAACACCTTTTATATGTTCTTCCAAAGAATCATTCATTCTTTTATGTTCTAAAGCTGAAGCTTGTAAACTCTTATTAACATTTTCAATACTAGTGTCTAGTTTATGATCAATAGAAGAGAATCTATTTAAAAACTCTTCTCTTAGTTTTGTGAGTTGGTATAATAAAATTTCAATAGTTTTAGGGTCTAAATTTGACATATATTACATTCCAAATACTCTTTTTTTTAAATTAATCAGATAAATCTGATAGGCTCTCAGTTAGTATATCTTCTGTTATGTGTTTGTTTATAAAGGTTTTTATATCATTTCTAAAGGTTATTAAGTATAGACCAATGATTAATATAGTATTAAAAATTGTTAATTTACTAGTTTTTCTACCTTTAACTATCTTATTTACTCTTACTTTTGGTGATTTATGAGCATGTTTAGCCATGAATTAATTCTACCTCCTCAAAGTCACTACTTAGTTCCTCAAGTGTCAAGTCTATCTCTCTAGGACCAGCTATATCTAAGTCATAAGCAATGTGGTAATTCTTAACCTTCTCTAGAATCCTAGCTACAAGCTCGGAACACACTTGAGATTTTCTACCATCACTAAAAGGATTAGTTTTTAGATTAAATAGATTGACAAGAAGAATACCTACTACTTGATTTTTACCATATTTTATACCTGCTAATTCCATACAGACATCAATAAGACTTCTATATTCATCTCTATTTAATTCTATTTTATAAGTCTTTAATATTTTATTACTTCTTTGTTTTTGAGCTATAGTTCCTAAGAATTTAATTTCAGTTCCTGAAGCTTCATATATAACCTCTCTACCTGTACTATTTGTCCATCTAAGTCTAATATGAGAGTATTTAGTTTTTTGAAAATACTTTATTAAAGAACTAAAGATATTTGCTTTTTCAGGAGTAGTAAAGTCAATATAAAGATTCATGATATTAAATATCCTTTTAGATGTTCTTTTTAGTAGCGGTAATAAATATAACTGCTGCTTTTTCAGTACTTAAAGAACCACTATTTATACCAAAATCTAATTTAACTTTCCAAGTATTATATAATAATTTACCTACTAACCCACTAACATCTAATTCTGTTAATCCTCCATTTTGAGGAGTACCCCAGACTTTCCTACCAAAAGAATGAAGATTAACATCAAAATCATAAAGATTATATCCTCCTTCTCCAGCAGTATTAACAGTTAATACATTAGTGTCTGAAACATAATCAAAATACCCATCATTACCAGCTGCAGGTACTGGTGTACTCTTTAGAACGTTAGTACTAGTGAAACATTCCGATAAATCTATATCCCAAGCTCCTTGGCCTACAGCTGCAGGTACTATTATATTTAATCCTGAAGAAGGTATAATTTCTACTTTATTAAAATCGCCAGCTTGATTTATAAGAGAAGAAGAGGCAGGAGCAATTAGAGTAGCATTAAAAAAATTACTAAGACTACAACTTTCCCACATTGCTCTAGCTCCTATTGCATAATAATGATTAATAAGTTGAAAGTCTCTTGTAATATCTGTGGAATCAAATAGTAGTGTATTACCTGTTCCAAAAACTCCTGACCCATTTAAATCATCAGATACTCCAGTAATATATAAAGAGTAACCATTTGGTACTCTATTATTCATACTTTGAAGACGTTCATTTTCTATTTTGACACCTTCAATTGCTACTGAAGTTGTCATATTACCTTTTAACCAATTAATAGCTTTATTAATATCAGTGAAATAAGTAGAACCATCACTTATTAAAGCTTCAGAATTACCTATAGCTGTTAATAGTTCCGAGCTATTACGCCACTTTTGTCTATTATTGTCATCTGGTATTGTATATTCTTCTGCAGGAGTAAACTCTTTCCCAGCCCATATAGCATTAGAACCAGTATCATTTTTTATCTTTATTATAGTGCTCATTTAAATTATACTCCTAAGCTTTGAATTTTAATACTATAGAGGCATCAGTCGCATTACTTCCTTGATCAACATACTTTACATAAAAAGTATCTCCTGCTGTAATTGTTTCAGGAGTGCCTAAATTAACATCTGCTGTTTTTGTATTAGTTACTGACCATGTAAAAAAAGGAGATCCACCAGTTGTATTTTTTCTAAATTCTAAGTCAAAATCAGAGTCCGCATCTCTGTTAGACCAAGTAAATCCTGTAAAAGTACCACTAATAGGAACTATTATAGGAGTAAGATCTCCAGGTAATAAGTTATTATAACCTATAAAATTACCATTAGATAAAGTACCATTATAAATTAAATTAATAGGTACTATAAGAGGGTTTGCTATACTTCTTACTTCTTCAATAGCCGTTTGTGTATCCTTAGCTATAAAACCATTAACTCTTGTAGGATCTGATCTAAAAGGCACTCCAAAAGCTTCTCTAAATCTTAAATATTCTTTACTTTGAAGTATACTTAAATCTCTAATACCATCATTTACTACTAAAGAGCCTGCAGTTATAAGAGGGTCTGTTTCTGTTATAGAATCACTTTTCTGAAAGAAATGATATCTAGAAGGATCTATAGTAATTTGTCCAGATGCCGGTATATCTAAGGCTGAAACTTTTAAAGTTATTAAGGAACCTGTAGTGTTTTTTAATATAAGGCTCATAATCCACCTTTTATAATTGTGCCAACTACTATGTTTTTAGCACTTCCTGATGATATCTTAACAGCTAACTGTTTACCTGTAGTTATTGTCAAGTCTGTTGAAAAACTGGCCGTTCTAGCTGCTGTTACAACAAAGCTATCTATTAGAGTTAAAGCTATTTCATTACCTGAGTGTTCATATATTGCTATAGTATAAGTATTTAGATCTTCAGTAGCTGTAAACACTTTACTTATTTTTGCATTATTAAGAAATATAGTCCTTCCAGCTTTATTAGAAGGTACTCCCTCATTAACTAACCAAGTTCCAGTAGCATTATTACCAGAACTACCCCAAGAAGCACCTGGAGAAGCAGAAGCTCCAATTTCTACTAAAGCGTCTTGTACGTTAACTGATTCAAAATCCGTTCCAGTATTATCAAAGAATGTCTCTAGTGCATCTTGTATTTTTTGTTTTATAAATGATTTAAATGACATTTAAGTCCTAACTTCTATTTCTGCTTTCATTCCATCATGGGAACTATCTATTCTCACATCTACAAAACTTCCAGGAATAGCTATAGATTCATTAACCATTAAAGTATGATATGTAGATCCTCCAGTAGTACTATATCTAATATATCGATTAGTTATGTTAGTACCAGCATTAGGTCCTACTCTTGGAACGTTTATAAATAGTAGTTGAATGTTTCTTCCTGTAGAAGGCGTAAAGGTTACTGGAACACCAGCAGTAGTTACAGTAGTAACATTTTGTTCTGGTTCTAAATCTAAATATGGGTCAAAATCACCTAAACTCACTTATCAACTCCAAGAAATTACTTGTTGTTTTGGTTTTACATAATCTTTAGCTATAGAATTTATCTTATTAATTAGAGAATCATCTACTAAAACTTCTACAGTAGCTCCAAAATTAACTACTTCTCTTACTTGTCTACCTTCTGGTATAGCTCTTCCTTCAGTATCTCTATTTTTAAAACTTTCAGAAATTTGCATTCTTTTTGAAGGTCTAATACTTATATGTATGATTTTTTCATCTGTTTCTAATGTAGCAATAAAAAATGTTTGTTCTACACTACCTAATTTTCTAATCTTTTTATACCAAGGTAATTCATTTACCATTTCTTTAAATACAACAAGATCTAATTCTGGATTATCATCAAATTTAATAAGATTTTTCATTTATAAACTCCTCAAACTAAAAGGGGAGGAATTAACCTCCCCCTAAAGACTAAATACTATTAAACAGTTCTAACATGTAACGAAGCTCCACCGTTAGCATCTCCACCAGCGGCTTTTCTTTTCTTGATCTGTAGTTTAATTTCCAAACCTACAGCTCCTGCAATTTCAATAACACCCTCACTCCAATGCTCTGAAACAGAAGGCATAGAAGAAGAGTTAGCAGATACTTTGTAAGTAATCACATCAGCAGTGTCATCAGTTACAAGTCGAGCTTCTGCATTTTGATCACATACCCACTGCCAACCATAAATGTAAGCAGTAGTACCTGCTCCAACAGCAAGTGAGGCTACTGTTACAAAAGGAGTAGCTGTTGCAGTGATAGTGGTAAGGCCATCCCCTGCTGCTGCTAATGCATCTGTTACTGTGTAGGCTTCTGCTCCAGTAGGAGAAATAGTAGCTGTTACTGAGGAGTCTTTAAGCTGTACTTTAAGAAACCCTTCTTCAGTAACATTAAGCATGGTGTAATCACCATCAGCTTCTGTAATAGTAGTATCCGCATCTCTACGAATAACCATTGCAGGGGTACCGAGATCAGTACCTCCAGCTACAGAATCACGAGCTTTTGACAATGCGTCAATTGCTGTGTCAATCTCTCCTAGCTTAGCCAGTCCATCTGTATCGTGAACATAGAGTTCACCAGCTAGAGTAGTCTTAAGCTCTCCAAAATCACCTGTTACAACGCCTGCAGTGTTAGTAGCAGTCTTAGTACCAGAATCATCCACAACAGCCATTGTAAACAAGCCTGTGGACCCTGAAGCGAAAACAGAGCTATGAGCATACTCCGCATCAGAAGCTTCAACACTTACAGAGGCTGTTACTTTAAGTCTACCATTGGAATCGAGTTGTAGTGCAGAATAGTCACCGTCAGCTACTCCTGAGAGAGCGCCTTCAGCATCTTTCCTAATACCACCAACGTTGAGCATAGCAGCAGAAGAAGAACCAACATCTCCACCAAGTACTCGGCTAGAGATAATAAGTCTACCACTTGCATCAATTTGAAGTTCTGATACTTCTTCATTAGTAAGAGTAGGTAGTGTGGATAAGTACCTACCAACCCTTAAACCAAAATCATCTAATACGGCCATTTAAAAATGCCTCCTTTAAAGGATTAAAAATTAACTATTATGGCTCCTCAACCATTTCTTGATCTTGTTCTTCAAATAACTTCTTATTAAATTCATATATTTTTTTCTGTAACTCAATAAGCTTTGGTTCTATTTGTTTTTCATATTCTTTAATTTCTTCAGTAATAGAAAGAGTTTCTTCAAAAAGAGCTTTTACTTCTTCTCCAGGAACATAACTTTCCAAAGGTCCAGTAAGAACCATAAGTACCAAACCTCCTTTACCTGACTCTAATTTTAACTGCATAAATACCCCTCTAATGATACAAAAGTCTCATATGGTCCATTATTGCTAAAATAACGACCACATTGAGCTTCTATTGTTATAATTTCAGTATTTAGAAGAGGTTTATTTTCCTCAAATCTAAATTCTATATTTGGTCTTCCTGCTTCACTAATTTTAATCTTTTTAGTAACGCCGTCTATTTTAAGTCTAAATACACAATTAGTAAAAGCTACACAATCTACTTTAATAATTCTTGTATTATCAGAAGTGGAAGTGTAGGTAAAAATTGTTTTATTTGTAGTATTAGTTAAAGTATTTGCTGATTCTGAAAATATCTGATTAGCTTCTGGGTGAGCGCTTACAGCGATATTATCGCCATCTTTAGAGTCTACTGTTACATTTGTGTTAATTGAACCATCAGGATTAACTGTTAAAGTATCTCCTGTAGTACTATCTCCAATATGGACTCCATCTCCTGCTGGATCTAAGTCTACATCAATAGTTACATTATCAAATGATACATTGGAGTCTACACAAAGACGATATTCTCCATCTACTTCCTTGACACATACCGGAAAACCAGTTACTGGATCAACTAAAGTATTCCCTTGGGCTACTCCTCTTTTATTTATTTGTGATCCTGAAGATCTACTTGACGTAGTAGCCAAAAGACTACCTCCATTTTAATAGAGGTTATTTGTCATATCTTTTAAAGATTCTTGCTCTATATTTTTTCTGTTCATCTCTTGTCAATTCTCTATCTGGTATTTTATAACCTAATTTAGAGATAATTTCTTTATCTTCTAGAATATGTAATTTACACATTTTAGAGATACTATGAGTATAAGCTTCGAGGCCACAAGGTTCCCCATTAAGCTTAATAAAAGAACAACGTCCATTTTCTATATGTTCTTTATACACTTCTTCTTTGTATATTAACTCTTCTGCTTTTATAATTGGAGTTTTTACCTTCATATACTGTAAGTATACGTCTTTACCGAATATTGTCTCTAGATCTTTATCACGCATTATACATTTAAGACTTCTTAGATGAATAAGAGGATATTCTTCAGAAGATTTTATTAGTGGTAATTTTTTTAATGTATTGTAAGGTCTACTACCTTTTACAACTACGCAATAACCTTCTCTAAATCTAATGCCATTTACATGACCATCAAAACGATTAATACTATGTCTAAGAACAACATATTCTTCGTTTTCTTTTATATGACTATTCCAATAAGACATAAATACTCCTCAAAAAGAAAAAAAAGGAGAAGGGAGGGATTTCTCCCTACCCTAACTCCTAATTATTAAGCACCGAGACCGAGACAGTCCTTGACACGAGCTAGACTCAAACGAGAGTAAAGATCGAAGCCTACATACCATACCATTCGGTACTGGTCTGCATTTTCGTCAGGACGTGGTCCGACATAAATCATCTTCATACCAGCAGATTTAGCATTAGTAAAGCCTGTAACGCCTTTACCTTCACCCATAGCGCCAACATAAATAGAAGATCCGTCAATACGCTCTGCAGCTACTGCTTCGCTTCCAGCTGGGAACAAACCGGCTGTATCTAGAGCTTGTCTAGATACTTGCTTGTTCTGCTCTGGATCAAAGAAAGTACCGGCAACAGAAGCAACATCAATAGTTGCACCACCAGCATAACCAGTAGTCTCATAGCGATACATAACACCATCAGAACCACGAAGATGAAGATGCAAAACATCTCCAGCAGCAAGAGTAGGAGAAGTAGTAGGATCAGCTGCAAGTACTACAGTGTCAGAATCAGTTACAGAAGAAACAGTGGTTGAAAAAGTATTCACTGCATCGAAACGTGAAACATAATCGTTACGGTAGACAGGAACATCTTGGTAATAAAGTTGTGGGCGAGCATTTCCAAGTCCAGCTTGCTGAATTTGAACTGCATCAGTACCACCACCAGTGTTACGAAGAAGAACACGTAGAGTACGAATATCACGTGAATGCATCATCATAAAATCTACTTGACCAGAAGTTACACGGTCAATAACATCATCAAGATCTTCAAGAGTGAAAACTCGGCCTGGCTTACCAGCACGAGCACCATCTTCTTCAATCAACTCAAGAGACTGGGTAGAGGCTCCGTTGTTGTAGAATGGGTGGTTAACGTCATCAACGTTACCTTGTTCTGCATCAAGGATAGAAGCCATACCGTTGAAACGGTTAGCAATACCGATGAAGCCGTTGTTACTCTGAGTAAGAGCACCAGAACGCTTAAGATTGATGATAGCATTAGAATAAAGACGACCAATAGCTTTTGCTTTTGAACTCATCTGAACTCGGAGCTGATCATTAGTCTCAGAGAATTGATTAGCAATGTGATCATCAAGGATAATTTCACCAATGATTTCAGTAAGATTAACATTGACATTTTCAAAAGTAGCGCCTGCACGATACTTAGTTTGGTCCAAGTTAGTTCCTGGAACTGAAAATGCAGCTTCTGCTAGTTCTTTTTCACGTGTAAACGTGTAAGAAAGACCATCAAAAGCGACGAAAGGAAGAAATCGGAAAAACTGATCAACAGTTACGATATCTTCGATAATACCTTCGATAAGAAGGTTGTTGGAGAGCTTTGCAGCTTCACTTAGAGTTACGATCTGAGCCATTTACTTTTTCCTTTTATCCTAGTAGATTACCAGAAGTTTTTAAGTTTTTTTGCTTTAGGCCTTCTCTAATTTTATCCCCTGATGATAGTTTGTCCCATTGTGCCCTCTTGGCAGATAGTTGTGCTTCACCTGTAGTCCGAGCACCCTCTGACGCTCCTGGAGTTGCGTGACTAACAACGACCTTTTTTTCTTCGAACATACCACTCATTTTGGCTTCACTTAGAGCTGTCCATGCTTCTCGTAAGTCACTATGACCACGAACGATGCTATCAGCAAATTTACGATATTTTTCTGGAAGAGTTTCCAGTTCTTGAGTAATTCTTTCCTTGTAAACACTCAATTGAGCCTCTCGCTCAACTTCATAAGAGGAAAGTTTCTCTGCCATTTCTTTCATTTGTTTTTGTTGTTCATTAAGCATATTTGTATATTTAGATTCAATTTCAGTCATTGCAGCTTCTCTATGAGCTAATTTTTCTTCCATAGAGCGTTTCTTGTCTGCTTCTTTTGCTTGGAGTTCTGCTAATTGTTTCTTGGCTTCAAAGGCCTCTGTAGATTCTTCTTTAACAGAAGATATTTTACCTTCCATCTCTGCTTTAAAGCTGTCTAGTTGCTCTTGATACTTAATACGACTAGCTTTGTTCTCTTCTCTAAGCCTTTTAACTTCAAGAAGAGCACTTTCTTTAGTCCATGTACCTGCATCATTAAACTTTGACTCTACTTCTTTACTTACATCTTCTGCTGCTTTTACAACAGGCTCTTTATCTGTAGGCACTTCTGCAGCAACTTCAACTTTATCCTGCGGTTTAGAAACCTCTGTCTCTGCTACTTGACCAACTGAATCAAATAGATTTTCACCTTTTACCATCTTAGCACTCCTTATGTTGATCTCTATCAACTTTAATTAAATATATAGGTAGATTAAAATAATCTACCAACTCCTCTTAACGTGTTTTCCAATCCATTATTTCGCATATTAGTCTTATAAGGATTGTTATCATCTACTGTTGGTATATCGTCTTTATAGGGAATTAACGATATTTCACTAATTAAACCTGGTTCAAATGCAGTCATAATAGGACTTTTAAGTATAAAAACCTCTTTATCATTATGACATTTAACCCAAGTAGAATGTAATTCTTTCCAAAAAGCTTCACATTCAGTAAAATTTTCAGAGATTAAACAATCAAAATCTACACCATCTTTTCTAAAAAGTTTTACTACATACTTCTCTTTAGTCTGCATTTATTTACCTTTTTTATCACTTACTGGTTTATCTTTTTTCAAAGCAGAATCTTCAGAATGTTTAGCTCTATTATCAATTTTAGGTTTAGATATCTTAATAGCATCATCTTTTTGTTGAGCTTCTTCTTTAGGATCTAATATAATTCCATGTTCAATCAACATCTTTTGAATTTCAATGTCATTCTTAGTATCTTCTAGTTGTTGTTCGTGCTTATCTTTACGTTTTTGTTTAATCATTTTATTGATTTCAATATCAGTAAGATAAGGATATAGATCTTTATATGTCTGTCTATCCCCAGTTTCTAATAGTTTTTGTTCCATACCTATCTTTTCCATTTGAGTTTTAGGGTCTAATGGGAATTTAGGAGGAACATAAGTAACTATAAGTTTACTATCTTCAGAGAATCTTTTATCTCCTGCAGAAGAATGGTGAGTGTTCCACAAACTCTTTATTACTTGAAATAGTTGGGCTTCACGTTCTGCGAATAGCTTACCACGCCGGCCTGCATTTTCATCCATAACTCCTTGCTTTTCCATCCAAGAAGCAAATCCAGAAGGCGGTATTTTATCTTCATATTTAGGTTTAAGACCATGAGTTACTCTAACCATATCATAGATAGCCCTGATACTATTAACTAGGCCGTTAATATCAGCGTTAGGATGGGCAAACTTGAAGTCTCCCTTCTCTCCTACAGATACAGCAGTGTCAGGACCTAGAGTAAATCCTAAAGCGTTAGCGTCTGCATTACCATCTCTAGACATGCCAAAACCGCCATGGCTAAAATTACGCTGATTTCCAGCTAATCCATATGCTGATACTCCACCAATACCACCAAACCTAGATTGTGCTGAACCTCCTCTTAACTCATTGAAATCATCAACAGGTCGGCCTTGTCTAGTTCCTTTAGATCGCTCCATACCTTTAATCACTGGAATACCGAAAGACTGGAATTTAGCAATATGATTAAGATCAGTAAGTCTCATATTAATAGCATGATTAGTGTAAATAAGAGATTCATTGATAGGTAGGTAATAATAATGAGCAGGATCTTGATTGAAGAAAGGTACTGCTGGTATACAACCATAAGGATTTTCAGTCTCATAAAATTGGGACTCTTCATCCTCAATCATATGACTTTGTGGGGTCCAATATACTTTGGTCACTTTCGCTAGATTATTGTAAGCTACTTGTTTTTTAGTAGAGTCTGTAGCATTTGGCATGTTAGAACCACCTTGATAAGTAGGTGTTACTGCTGCTCCACTTCCAAACCCTGAGAAACCGTTACTAAAACCAATTAATAATTCTGTTATATAATAAGGAGAAGCCCCATATTTAACATCATAAACACCACTATGTACTACTTCTAACTGTACTTGCCCACCTTCAGTAGCATCTACAAGCTTTCCTGTACTAGGATCTACAAAAGAAACCTTAACTAGAACAGTACCTAGAAGTTTTGTCCATCTATCAACTTTATCCATAATCATCAAATAACGACTATCGATTTTTAACTTTTCCCATAGTTCTTGATCATTTTTATTAGGTCTACCTTTTGAATCAACTATCTGATGAATAGGATCTTCTTTATATAGAATAGAAGTTTCATCAATAATTTCTTTTGTGATATTCATAGGAACAATTTGTTGCTTATCAGGATGTCTAAATTGCTTTACTAAATCATGATAAACAAATGTATCAGCTCTTCCTTCATAATGAGCCAATGCCACTTCTGACACCCATTGTCGATAATAAATATCGTTATATAGGTAAGCTCCCAAAGTAGGAAGTGAACTACCATAGAATGGATTATTGGTTACACCCAAATTAAAAGAAATGACACACCTCCTAGATCAGTCTTTAATTAGACTGTATCTTTTATATAATAAATGATTATAAAAGTCAAGTAAAAAATAATATATTTATATCTTTTTTATCCAATTTTCTGCAAATATATTTATTTCTTTCATTCGATCTTCATAAGTCATTTTTCTATATTTATCGTTATAAATAGCTCCACTAAATTCTTTAAAAATAGCAATTAATAAAGAATTAATAATATCTTGTTTTCTTAGATGTACTGGTAATTTATCATTATTAATAGAGAATAACTTATTTTTTCTATAAATTAGTGGATGGTCCATTATTGAATTACTATCAAGGAAACATAACCTTCACCAGCAGTTCTAGTCAGTTTGACATGTGATACTGCGTGAGTAATATAACTAGCTGGAGTAGTGGATACTGCTGTAATATCAAAATAATCTACTCCATTAATAGAGAATGAAGCATTAATAGCTAAAGTTCCAGAAGTCTGAAGAGAAATTTT